GTGACAGAGCGTCTGACAAAGCGGAACGGGGTCTGGCACTTCGCGCGGCGGGTGCCGGCGGAATATGCCGGGGTCGATCGCCGCGGCGTCGTCAAGCTCTCCACCAAGATCAAGGTTGCCTCCGATCGCACAGGCATTCGCGCCGGCCGTATTGCCGATCGGCTCAACCTCGATCTTGAGGCTGCGTGGCGCGCCAAGGCTGGCGGCGATCCGCACCAGGCCGCGCTCGATGTCGAGGATGCGCGCCGGCGTGCCCGCGCGCTCGGCCTCGATTACAAGCCGGTCGAGGACGTAGCTGTGGAAGCCGCTGCAGATCTGATGCGGCGGATCGACGAACTGGCCAAAGGCGAGCGCCGCCATGATGCGGCGACGGCCGCCGCCGTCATCGGTGGCGTCGCGCTGCCGGTGATCAAGCTCTCCGGGCTGTTTGCCGAATACAGAATTGCCAAGAAAACCACGATTGCAAAATTTTCGCCCGATCAACTGCGCAAATGGGAATCCGCCAAGAAGCGTGCGGTCGATATCCTGATCGAGGTGATCGGCGACAAGGCGATCGGCGAACTGACCCGCGACCACGCACTGAAGTTCAGCGATCACTGGGAAGAGCGCGTCACCGAGGAAGGCATCCAGGTCGGCACCGCGAATAAGAACATCACCCACATCACCGGCATGCTGCGCGCGGTGAGCAAGCGCCACCGGCTGCGGCTCGATCCGGTATTCGCCGGCACGCGGTTGGAGGGCGGCACGTCGCGATCGCGCAAGCCGTTCGACGCCGGCTTCATTGTCAACGTCATCTTGCGGCGCAGCGCGCTCGATGGCCTCAATGACGAAGCGCGCGCCGTGGTGCATATCATGGTCAACACCGGCGCACGGCCGGCCGAGATCATCAACCTACAGCCGGCGCGGATCCTGCTCGGCGCCGAGATCCCGCACATCCAGGTGCGACCCGACGATCGCGTCATGAAAACCGAATGGTCGTATCGCGATCTGCCGCTGGTCGGCATCTCGCTTGATGCGATGGCTGCGTTCCCGAACGGGTTTGCGCGCTACTTCGACAATGGCGGCACCTTGTCGGCGACCGTGAACAAATTTTTTGCTGACAACGGCATGAAGCCGAGCGAACTGCATACGCTCTATTCGCTGCGCCATGGCTTCAAGGATCGGCTGCGCGAGGTCGAGACGCCGGAAGAATTGAAAGACGAGTTGATGGGCCACAACACCGGCAAGCCGAAATACGGCGACGGCCATGGCCTGCGGTTGAAGCTGAAATATATTCAGATGATCGAGCTGCGTTCCGGCATGCCGGAGTATGCGGTCAGGCCGCTTTCGATCGTGCAAGGTGGCGCCGCGCGCGGCTGACCGGATCGTCCTGGTGCCTGATCGCGGCGAGCTCGCGCTCCAGCCGGTCCAGTACGGGGGAATATTTCGCGCCGTGCTCGATGATCACTTCCGAGATCACGCTGATGGCGCCGACCAGCCATTCTTCGGTGAATGTGGTCGGCGCCGGCGTCATGGATCGCTCCGGCTGGCGAGCATGATGTGGCCGTCGTCTTCGACGGCCTTTCCGGCGGCCACCAGCCGCTCAACGATAGCGTCCGGAATCCGGGCGGTGCCGAACCGCCAGCCGCCGCTTCGCTTCACCAGCGAGCCGCGCATCATGAAGGAGAGTGCGCGGCGCTCAGCTGACAGATGGTAGGGCGATTTCGCCATCACGACTTTGCCATGGTTTTGCTGACGACGCTCTGCCGTGCCTCGAAGAGCGCATCGGCGGCGAGCCGGGCGACCAGCTGCCACGGATAGGGCAGCGCCATCAGCACGCGCACGGCCTCGCGTTCGTTCGCGGGGATGCCAAGGCGCCGTAAATCGGCGGCCATGCGGGCTACCAGGTCGACCTGGTTCGGAACGACAGGTGCGGGCCGGCCGCCGGTGATCAGGCGCAGTGACAAGGTCATGCCGGCACCGCCTTCCGATCGGCAACCGCGCGGGCATCATCGGCATGGGCCTTTAATTGGCTGGCCGACCAGCCCATCTGGATCAGATCGAGAAACTGAACGTGGCCGGCGGAAGCGAAGCGGGTCAGGTAATCATCGGCGAGCTGCGCGATCGCGGCGGTGCCGGTAAGGTCGGCGCGGCAGGGCACCAGCACATGAGGGGCAATTTTGGCGGCGATAGCCTGGCGCCGCGCATTGGCCTGCCGGATCAGCGCCTGCGCGGCATCGGCGTCGCTGCGCGCTTTGAGCAGCGCGGCCAGGGTCTGCCGGCGCAGCATCCGACCGCGTTCATCCTTGACCGGATCGAGATAGCGGCCGGGTTGGCGTTGCCGGATATCGACGTAGCGGCCGGTCGGCGTGAGGTATGCGAAGCCATGGTCGATCAGGGCGTCGCGGAATTCCTTGGGCGTGAGGTCAGGGGTAGCGCGCGGCATGGAGGCTCTCCGCTAGAGTGAAGGCGGCATGCGGACGATTCGGAAGATCGCCCGCATGCCTGAAATCCCCTCTGGTGCTGACAAAGGAGACTTGTCTGATGAGCGCGCTGAAAACGTTTGCGATCGACGATATTGAGCCGATCGAGGTGGCCGGGCCCGGGCTGGTACGCGGGCGGGTATCGATCGCGACAGCCAAATCAATCGCGGGCCACACGTGGGAAATGCCGGAACTGGTGCGCGTCACGGTCATTATCGAACGCCCGCCGCTTCGATCAGACGGTCATGATCGAGACGCCTTTGCAGCTTTGCTAGATCAGATGAAAGCCGCTGCACTTCTGCGGCTAGAGGCGGCAGCGGACATTCTGCGCAATGGCAGCGCGACGGAATTGCTGGCGGCAGCGGCGATGTTGACGCTGGAGGGGCCGGAGCCTGATCTGGATTAGGAGGCGGGTTGCAGGGCAAGGCAGGTCTCCCGTGGGTGTACGGGACAATCAATAATTCCTTTTGCATCATTCAGTCAATGCAAAATGCATTACTGCATTTGGGAGGCCCTCCGGCCCGCTGGGCGCGGCGGCTTTGGCGGCTGCGGGGCCGCGCATTCAAAATTCCACTCGAAGCCGATCCGGGTGATCTTTCGGCTATTGGAAAGCCGGCAGCCCGCGCCGTAAGTAGAGGTCAGGTAGCTGATAGCCGCGTCCTGGAAGGGTTGATATTCAGGATCGCCGCTGACGATGCCGGCGGTAAGGCCACGGACGAAGCCAGCCGCGGCCGTGCCGGCCAGCGATCCCGTCTGCACCATGATTTTTGTTCTGGGACGGTTGAGCCAGATCCGGTACGAATATTCCTGGTCGCCAACCATGACAGGCACGACGGCGTCGCTGTCACCGGAGCCGTACTCTTCTGAAACATGGTTCATCGCTGCGAAATCGGCTGAGCCTCCCGATGCCAGTAAAGCCTGGTTGGTGCCGCCGCAGGCCGTCAGTGAGATGGCCGCGAACAATAACAAGAGTTCGCGGCCTGGCATCATCGCGGCACCATGTTTTTCACTTTCGCTGCCCACTCGATCGCGACGTCTAAAATTGGCTCTTCGGTCTGCGAGATCAGGTGAAAATATCCCTTTGCCTTGCTGCGCTGGATCTTCTTGATCAGGATTCGCCCGTCGTCCAGCCCGACGACGCAAAGCTTGTTGACGAGATCGGTGGTCACAGGCCGCCGCACATCGTCATAGAACACCAGCCAACGATCGAAGAATGATCCCAGGCTATCGCCGCGGATCTCGACGGCGACGGTTGATTCTGTCGATCCCGCGGGGGCGGTCACTTCGTCGAGTGGTTCGTCGTTAGCGAAAAAATGCGTCGTAGCGCCGGCGCTGACGTAGCCGACCAGGTTGACGTATCGTGTGGCCGCCGGGTCGATACGCAATTGCCTGCGCTCTTTCGGTCCCTTCCCGGTCAGGAGCCATTCCAGCGATACGTGAAACTTGCGCGCGTAGTGATCGGCGGAATCGCGCTTGAAGCCTCGCTGGCCGTTCTCATGGCCGATGTAGGTCGGCTCTTTGACGCCAAGCGCCTCGGCGGCCGCCCTGGCGGTTGTGAAGCCAGCTTCCTTCCTCGCGGTCGTTAACCTTTGGTTCATTTCGGACATTCATGCATTTTGCATTGGACTGTCATGCAAAAGGCATTGACGAAAATAATGCAAAACGCATTGTAGCGGCATGGACGCACAATTGATTCGCGAGGCGAGAGAGAAGGTCGGCGAAAGCCAGGCCTCGTTCGGCGAACGCTTTGGCGTCGACCAGAGCACCGTCCATCGCTGGGAAACCCAGGGGCCGCCCAGGCACGGTCCAGCTCGCAAAGCGCTGGAACGCGAACTTTCTTTGATCGAAACCGCAGGACAGACCCCATGAGCCGCAAGGTAAAGCCCGCGCGTCGATCGGCCAAATCCGGGCATTTCCGGAACCGGAAGCGGAATTGCACAAGTGGGAAGTCGATTTCTTCCTTGGTGCAGGTCGTGAAGAACATCCTGCCCGCGAAGAAAGCCGCGTGGGAGTTGCACATCCTGACCGGGATGGGGTTGTCGAGCTGCGAAAAAATGCTCTCCGGCCATCGCGCGGAAAACCTCGAACTGGTGCTGGCCTTGCTGCGATCCAGGCACGGTATGGAGCTTTTGCGCGCCATCATGGTCGACGCTGGCCAGCCCTGGTTTGAAGAGATCGAGGATCTCGCCGATATCGCCCAGCTCAAGCGCGACCAGATGCGCCTGAAACGCGATCTCGATCGCCGTGAGCAGCGGCTCCTGGAAGCGAGGGCGCGCTGATGATCACGCTGCTGAAGATCGTCATCGGCATTCTCTTGGCATTCACCGCGATCTGTCTGCTGTGCGCGGTCGGGATCGCGCGTTCGCGCGACCCTGTGCGGATCGGCCGGAGGCGCCCTCCGCCGGCCGATCCGTTCTTCCATCCCTTTGGTGAAATGCCCGGCTTCACCGCCGAGCAGCTGGCGCGCTTCGCGCCCCCAAAATATTCCGGCGGACGCGCGACCCCGCCGGCTGCGGACGGCGGCAGCCTTTCATCCTCTCAGGCGATGCCGCCGTCCGCTCTTTCCGGGAGCAAGCGCCGTGCATTCTAGCTTCACCGCCGTCGAGCACGCCAACTTCGTTGCCGCCAAGGTGGTATCGCATGCGACTGCGTTTCTCGACGGCCGCAACGATGCCGGCGAACTCGGCCGCAATGCGCGCTCGGTGATGTGCGAACTGATCCCGGTCACCGACGACGCCAGCGCAAAGGCCATCCTCGATCCGGCGCGCCTCCTGACGATCGCGATGATGAACACGGCCGCCGCCGAGGGCGATGCGCGGCAGGATCGCTGGCAGCACGTGATGGGCGCGCTGGTCGAACTGGTGCGCCACGAAAGCCACGAACTGCGCCGGGCTGGGGTGCAGCGCTCATGAGGCACCTTTCGGAAACGCTCACCGACCTGATCGGCTTTGCCGAGGAAACAGTCACGCGGCCCGCGCGATATTCCGGCCTTGCCCTGGATGCACGGTTCGCCGGGCTCGCGGCCGAAGTTCGCGGCGCCGACCAGCGGCCGGCCGAGAATGTCCGCACCACGCGCGCCGCCATGGTCACCGTCATCGCGCTGGAGGAATTCTACAGCGGAGGCGCTGAGCGAGGCTCGCCCTGGTTGATGCTGGCCGGCACCGTGCTTCCGCTGCTGCGCGTCGAGGCCTGGGTGGCGCTTCAAAACGAGCGCTCAACGCAAGAAGAGACTCGACGATAATGGCCGATCGATCCGCCATCGAATGGACCGACGCGACAGTCAACTTCTGGTGGGGCTGCACCAAGGTCGGTCCCGGCTGCGACCATTGCTATGCGGAGACCTGGGCCAAGCGTACCGGCGGCTCGCATTGGGGCAACGGCGTGCCGCGCCGGAAGATCGCCGGCGCGCCCGCACTTATCCACCGCCTCGATAATGGCTATTCCGATTGGGCGGCCGATGCCGAATGCATGCGCGGCAACGCGAAGGCTTTCGGGCTGCCAATTCCAACGATTGGCAACAGGCGCCGCGTCTTCATCCAGTCGATGTCTGATCTCTTCGATCTCGAAGTGCCGACCGAGTGGTTTGCCGAAGCGTGGGACCTAATCAAGTCCTGCAATCGAATCGAGATCCAGATCGTCACCAAGCGCCTTCCTGCGATCGAGAAGCGGCTTGCGGAAATTGGTGAAACGTCCTGGCCGAAGCATGCCGGTCTGATCGTCAGTATCGTCAACCGGGCTGAAGCCGATCGCGATCTTTCAAGGCTGCGCGAATTGAAGGCAAGACTTTCGATTCCGTGGGTTGGCATCAGCTTTGAGCCATTGCTCGGACCCATAATCGCTGACCTATCGGAGATCGATTGGGCGATCGTGGGAGGTGAGAGCGGGCGCGGCGCGCGACCGATGCGGCCTGATTGGGCGCGGTCGCTGCGCGATCAATGCGCGTCGACCGGCGTGCCGTTCCTGTTCAAACAATGGGGCGAGTATCTGCCTGTCGGCCAACACCTGCCTGGCCACGGGAAGATCCACGGCGCGACGGCGGTCAAACCAGGCCGCATGAAACTCCACTATGGCGGCACGCCTGATCGGCATCCGGATCACGCCTTTGCCGAACGCGGTGTCGAGTTCGCTTCGACGGCTGATAACCGCTTGACGTTCCGCGTCGGCAAGAAAGCCGCCGGCCGTCTGCTCGACGGCGAACTCCACAACGCGATGCCGAAGGTCGCGCGATGACCGCCGCCGAAATCCAGGCGCTGCAGGTGATCGCCGCCGTCGACACGGCGCTGCTGATTATCATGTCCATCCAAACCTGGCTTGACAGAAAGAAAACGTTTCCCCCGCCGGCAGGGTTTGCCGGCTCAACCTGGAGAGCATGAGACCATGAACAAGCAAGCGAGAATCGAAGAGGGGCCCACGCCGATCCTGACAAAGGCAGATCTGAATTCGCCCGCGCTGAAGGTGACGGGCCGCGACAGCGTTGCCATCAAATCCGGCACCGGCTTTGGCGGCGATCACTTCCCCGAGGAACTGGAGGTGATGATGCCGGCCGGCGGCCTGGAGATCGGCGCCGATTATGCCGTGATCTGCGGCGCCGGCGGTGTGCCGCAGGCCGTCAAGCTGATCGGAGAGATGCCTGACATTTGCTTCGCCGGCTTTCACTTCGCACCAGGCGGCAATGCAATCGCGCGCGCAGGCGGCGATGATATTCCGGCGATCAATCCATGCTCACTGTGGGATCTGAATTTCCGTCCCGCATGCGCCGATCCGCGTGGCATGGCGCTGGTGCAGAAGCCCGGTGGCCAGTTCTGGTGCGACATCTACATGACCGGCGCGGATTGCGCCGCGGATGGCACCAGCCGGTTCGGCGTGACCATTGGCGATGGCGACGACTGCCCGAAGGATCCGAAGGGCAAGCGCTACAAGCGCTTCGATTATGAGACGGCCGTCGCCGTCATGGCCGCGCACGGCAAGGGACTACTGAGCGTCGAGGAATTTTTTGCCGCGGCATTCGGTGTGACCGAGAAGACGTCACGCGACAGTAATCCCCGGACAACGGGTCTCGACACCGCGCGAACCAGCAAGTTCGGCCTGATGCAGGCGACCGGCAACATGTGGGTGTGGGGTCACGACGGCGACCCCGACATCCCGCGCGCTTCCTTGTTCGGCGGGTCCTGGATCAACGACGTCGACGCCGGCTCGCGCCACGCGCGTACGTCGCGTGCGACTGGCCCGGCCATTCGAGCGATATTCTGGGCGCTCGCGGCCGCAGTGACCACCTGCAGCCTGTCTAGCTGGCGCGCCAGCGGCAGCGATTGAGTCACCATCAATGATCGTCAGGGACGAAAACACTTCAACCGATGCCCTGGCGATCGTGGAACGATACGAGGCCTTTGTGACCTATCTCTATCCGATCCTGCAGAACGCACCGCGCCGGCATGGCGTCCTACGGGACGCCGTGCTGGCCGCACTGTTCGTGCCGATCGGAGGCCTCTACCACGCCGCAAAATCGAAACAGGTATCCCGGCTCTATGCCGTCGATGCCGAGTTCGCGACCTTGCGGTCTTTCCTGCGCTTCCTCAGCCAGGGCAACATTCGCATCCTGACCCCGAAACAGCACGTCGCGGCCCTTACTCTGCTGGCCGAGCCCGGGAAGATGCTTGGTTCCTGGCAACGGAAGCTAAAATCATCTGACGCGTCCGCGCGTCTGATAGGGCAGGCGGGGAAATGATGCAGCCGCGCGCTTCCATGTTCGGCGGGTCCTGGATCAACGACGACGACGCCGGCTCGCGCCACGCGAACGTCGCGTACAACTGGCCCGACAATTCGAACGATAATCTGGGCGCTCGCGGCCGCAGTGACGACTCCCGTTTTCCGGCTCGATGTGGGTCACGGCTCCATCGGTCGACCATGGCGCTTCGGCTTTCCGCCGAAATCGCTGACGGCATTTTGGCTGCTCGCCAAAAGCCGGGGTGGTCAGCCCATCTGTCCTGCTTCGGCGAACACACTTCACGGTCCGGCAGAGCGGGGCGTAGGGAGCCATCCGGCTCTTCGAGACCCGCGGCCGGCTTTTTCTCATCTGACAGGTCGCAAATGACCCAACGCTATCGCAACCTGATCGGCAAGATCACCTCGCCGCGCAACATGGAAGCGGCGCTGCGCTTCACGGCGGCCGGCAAGCGGCTGACACCCGGCTATCTCGACTTCAAGGAATTCTCGGCGCTCAATATCGCCGACCTCGCGCGCGAGATGATGGATGGCAGCTACGTTTCAAGCCGGCCTCGCGAATTCCACATTTTCGATCCGAAGAAACGGCTGATCTCGGCGCTGCCGTTCCGCGATCGCGTGGCGCAGCAGGCGCTTTGCCTGGTGATCGGGCCGATCTTCGATCGCGCCCTGCTGCCGCGCGCGTTTGCCTGCCGACCGAACAAGGGCACGCATGCCGGCGTTGTGCAGCTGCAGAGCGAATTGCGGCGCGAAAGCCGCAACGGTGAGCCGCTCTATTTCCTGAAGACCGATTTCCGCAGCTACTTCGCCTCGATCGAGCGCAAGGTGCTGTGGAAACTGATCGACGCCAAGATATCCTGCCGCGCGACGTTGAGTCTGGTCGAGGCCATGGTGCCGCGGGATGGCACGGGCCTGCCGATCGGCAGCCTGACATCGCAGATATTTGCCAACCTCTATGCCGGCGCGACGCTCGATCGGCATCTGCAGCAGAATTTGGGTGAGCGGCTCTGGTATCGCTATATGGACGATATCGTGGTGCTGGGCCGCAGCTCCGAGCACCTGAGGCGCGTCAAGCAGGAGATCGAGAGCTTTGCCGGTCGGCAGCTCGGCCTGACGTTCTCGAAATGGCAGATCGCTCCGGTCTCCCGCGGCGTGAATTTCCTCGGTTACCGGATCTGGGCCACCCACAAGCTTCTGCGCAAGGACAGCGTGACGCGAGCGCGGCGCAAGATCGCGGCCTATCGCGCGGCCGGCGACCATGAACGGCTGCGGAAGTTTCTGGCGGCATGGCTCGGCCACGCGCGCTGGGCCGACAGCGCCAACCTGATCGAAAGTCTGGGTCTATCCACTGGGCCGCGCCACGGGACGCCGGCATGAACATGCTGGCGCAATATGACCGGGCGATGTCGGCGTTAGCGGCGGCGCTGGAATCGACGTCGGTCAGCGTGGTGCTGTCACGTCGCGACGATCTGGAGTCCGTGAAGTCGCACGCCAAGCGCGTCCAGGACCGAACGCTGCTGGCGGATGCGACCGAATTCCAGATGAGGGTTGAGCGCTGGCTCGGCGCCCTGCTCGCCGCCGCCAAGGAGGCCGGGCATCTGCGCGAGGGCCGTCCGTCGAAGGCCGATGGTGCCGAGCTGGCGCCGGCGACGCTGAAGGAAATCGGCGTCGACAAGAAACTGTCGATGAAGGCCCAGCGCGCTGCGGCGCTGGCGGTCGAGGAATTCGAACGCGTGGTGCGCGAGATGCGTGCGCGGATGGCGTCCAGCAAGGCGATCATGGTCGACCCGATTCAGGCCCATGAGAAGTCGACCGAGCTGGATCAGCGCCGCGCCGCCCATGCCGCACGGACCGTGAATGGCGGACGGATCGAGGATCTCGGCGAGCTGGCGCTATCAGGCAAACGGTTCGGCTCGATCGGCAGCGATCCGCAGTGGAAATTCCTGACGCGATCGGCCGAGGGCGACGGCCGATCTGCCAACGTGCATTACAAGACCGAAGAGGTCGACAAGATCAAGCGGCTGCCGGTCGGCGAACTCGCCGCGGAAGATTCCGCTTTCTACATGTGGGCGGTCGACTGGTGCCTGCAGGATGCGCTCGACCTGATCGCGCATTACGGCTTCAAGCACATCACCACGGCTTACACCTGGGTAAAGACCAATCCGTCCGGTGAAGGCTTTCACATGGGCCAGGGCTACTGGACCCGCGCCAATCCGGAAATCTGCCTATTCGCCACCAAGGGCAACCCGAAGCGCCTGTTTGCCGACGTGCAGCAGTTGATCGTCGCACCCGTGATGGAGCATTCGCGCAAGCCCGACGAATGGCTGGAGCGCACCGAGCGCTTGACATCAGGCGATTATCTCGAGCTGCAGGCACGCCGGATCCGCAAGGGCTGGACGTCGTGGGGCGATGAGCTGGAATTTTCGGGAGTGGCGGCATGATCATTGTTCGTGTCGAACTGCACAGCGCGATCACCCGCAAGGTCACTGAGATCGCTCGAATGAAGATCTGCAACAGCGGCGGATCTGTCGAGCGAGGGAATTACTATGTCGCAGCCTTGCGCGGCAGGAACGCCGAGCAGTTCGATCGCGGCGTTACGACGCGTGAGGGCGACGTCAAGGACTATCCCCGCCAATCGATCCACGTGTGGCACCTGGTAGCCCGCGCGCTTGTTGCCATGGGTTACGTCGGTAAGGGACTTCGCGCCGAGCCGGCGGACCTGTTCGAGGCCGTCGCCACACCGGAGGCCGGCACATGACCCATCGCAAACGCGTCGCCAACCGCCGGCACCTAGAAACCACCGCGATCGAGCATGAGGGCCAGCGCTACAAGATCGGACTCGGCCGCGAACTGGTCTGTGTCGAGCGTGGGCACCTCGGCCCGATCGTCGAAGTGTTCGTCAATGCTCAGCAGGTGAATTCCACCATGGACGCGCTGGTGTCGGATGGAGCGATCCTGATGTCGATGCTGATCCAGTATGGCTGTCCGCCGGCGGCGATCGTCAAATCCATGAAGCACAAGTCCGATGGCATGCCGTCCTCACCGCTCGGCCGCGCCGCAAAGCTACTCAACGAAGCCACTCAACCTGGAGAATGACGATGGATATGAAAGTCCCTTTGAACAAACTGATGTTCGGCCACGAAGATGGTGGCGGCATCAATGCCCGCGTTGCCGGCCGGCAGGATGGCATCGCCGAGCTCGCGGCCAATCTCAATGCCCGTGGCCAGATCGAAAATCTGGTGGTCAAGCGCGTCGCCGGCGCGGATGAAGAGCTGTATTCCGTCAGCAACGGCAACCGGCGCCTGGCTGCGTTCCACATGATCTACGGACCCGACAGCGGCCAGCCGATCAATTGCACACTGCGCGATGTCAGCGAGGACGGCGCGTTCGAGGATTCGCTGACCACGGCCGTCACGGCCAAGCAGCTGCATCCTGTCGACCAATACGAGGCGTTTGCCCGGCTGGAAGAGCACGGCAAAACCCAGGAGGAAATCGCGCAGCAATACGGCATGACGGAAAAGGAAGTGCGCCAGGCGCTGGCGCTCGGCAGGCTGTCACCGAAGATCCGCGAGGCCTGGCGCAGTGGCCAGATCAAGGCCGAAGTCGCCCGCGCCTTCACGCTGGCGCTGGATCCGAAGACGCAGGACAAGGCGTTCGACAAACTGGAGAAGGCCGGCCGACTATACGAACATAGCGTCAAGCAGGAACTCGGCGCCGCCGCTAACGACGAAGAGGTGACCCAGCTCATCGACTTCGTCGGTGCTGACGCCTATCGCGGCCGCGGAGGCATTGTCACCGAGGACCTGTTCGGCACATCCCACATCATCAGCGACACGCCTCTCTTGAAACAGATGGCAATCGAACTGCTGGAAGCCAAATGTGCCGAGCTGAAGGCGGATGGCTGGGCCTGGGCGGAACTGGAAGCCAACCTGCCCAATGGTGCGCGGTTCTGGCCGAAATCCGAACTGAAGGACAAGGAGATTGTGTTCGAGGGCGACGAAGCCGAGCGGCATGAAAAACTGAACGCCGCGCTGGAGACCTCCCGCAATTCAGACGATTCGGATTATGACGAAGAGGAAAAACTCGAACGCGAAATCCAGACGCTGCTAGCTCCGGTGATGGCGCGCAGCTTCGACGCCAAGAAGCGGGCAAAACTCGGCTGCATCGTCGACGCCGAGGATGGCCGGATGGTGGTAATGTATGGCGTCAAGAAGCCGGTTGAGGCGAAACTGTCTGTCGGCGGCGCGGCCAGTGCCGATCGCGACGAAGGCGGTCCGAATAAAAAACCGACGGCCGGTAAAGCCCCGGAGGAACCGGAGATTAGTCAGGTGCTGCTGCACCGGCTGTCGCTGCAGCTGACAAAGGCGGCTGCGACCGCGCTGATCCAGGATGAGCAGCTGGCTTTGTCGGTTCTGCTGGCGGGGTTCGGCTGTTACGACGGCTGCGGCGTTAAAGTCAGCGTCAACGGCCTTGGCACCCGCGGCGAGCGTGGCTTGCTTGGATCGGAAGAGATGGCCAAGGCACTCCCGATGGCGAGCCGGCTGAAGCCGGAGGAGCGGATTTCGTTGCTGGTGCAGATTGCCGCCAATGCGCTCGACTTCCAGAATGCATCGCTCGACGTCTCTGCGCGCGATGACAACGGTCCGGGCACCATCTGCAACGCGATCGACGCCAAGGCGTTGAACGCGGCGCTGCGCGGCGCCTTCGATGCCAAGGATTATTTTGCCGGCGTTGCCAAGGCGCTTTGCATCAAGGCGATCGAGGAGGCCTGCGGGCCCGACCTGGCGCGGCAGCAATCGAAGAATCCAAAGGGCGATATCGCTGCATTCGCGATCGAGAATGTACCGAAGACCGGCTGGCTGCCGCCGCAGCTGCGCGCCAAGGGCTATGACGGGCCGCCGAAGGCGAAGGTGCTGGCGGTGGTGCCGAAGGCGCCCACGGTGAAAGGCAAGCCGCCGGCGAAGCCCGTAGCCAAGAAGGCGACCAAAACCAAGACACCCGTAAAGCGTGCGGCCGCAACCAAAAAGGCGGCGAAGAAAACCTCGGCGAAAAAACGCAAGAGCTGATCGCCGGCATCACCAGGGACGCAGCACATGGGCGGGGAATTGCACGACGGTGTGGTGGCGTTTCGACCACTGTCGCCTGGGCGTGAATCGATCTTGCTCGGCCGGATCCCGGTCGGCGAGATCGGGCCCGTTCATGATCCGCGCTCTCTCTACCCGGTCTGTTTCAGGATCAATCTGCCCTATGCGTCGTCGACCGCGTGGATGCCGGCGCGCGATATCAAGGACGCACAGCGCCAGGCGCTGGAAAAGATCAACGACTGGCTCAATGCCGCCGATCTGCGACCGAATGGTGCTGCGCAATGATCCCGCCCGGCAAAACCACTCTGTTCCGGATGCAGCTCGCCGCGCAAAACGAGGCGCAGCGTATCGAGATCAGCCAGGACGGCCGCGTGCGCGAGAAGATGCTGGCCGAGCCGATGCCCGACCAGGTGCTGCTGCGCGACGACTTTGCCGGCATCGTGCGGCTGCTCGATGTCATCATGAGCGACAAGATGATCCTCGATCGGCTGCAAGAGCGAATGCGCGAACAGTCCGGTGCGACGATCGCCAGCAACGCTGTGGCCACCGGCGACGAAGAGATCGAGGCCACATGAGCCGTTTCACCGCGCAGGATCTCGACGATATCCGGGCCCGCAACGCGCTCGCCGACGTCGCCGGCGGCTATGTCAAATTGCGCCGCGCGGCCGGACGCCTGATCGGACCATGTCCGATCTGCGGCGGTCGGCCGACCTCGCAGCGCTTCGAGATTCTGCAGAACGGCGAAAGCTGGGTCTGCGCGGTATGTCCGGACGGCGGCGACGTCATCCGTCTGGTCGAGAAAGCCGAGGGTTGCGATTTCCTCGCCGCGATCGAGCGGCTCGGCGGCCGCGCCACGGTGGATCCGGAACAAGCGCAAAAGCTGTTCGAGGCGCGCGAGAAAAAACGCGTTGAGCGGGAAAAGACTTCAGCCACCTATCGAGAGGCCGAACGCAAGCGGCTGTTCCGGACCTGGAAGTCGGCTGTCAAGGATCTGCAGGGCACGCCGGTCGAGGCCTATGCCTGCGGCCGCGGCCTGCAGCTGCCGCCTTCCTGTATCGGGCTGCGTTATCTGCCATCGGCGCCGTATTGGCATGGCGAAACCGTCGACTCGAGAGGCCACAAATCGCCGCGCCAGATCCACAGCGGGCCTGCGATGCTCGCGGCCTTCATTCGTCCGGACGGCAGGTTCGGCGGTCTGCACATGACCTGGCTCACCACGGATGCGGTGCCTTCGAAAGCCGAGATCATCGATCCGGCCGATGGCGAGGTGCTAAATTCCAAAAAGATGCGCGGTTCGAAAACCGGCGCGCACATCTCGATCGCGACCACGGCCGAGCCGCCACGGCGCCTGGTGATCGGCGAGGGGATCGAGACCGTGCTGGCGGTGTGGACTGCGCACCAGGTGGCATCCCGGGATATCTCCGACATGGCATTCTGGGCCGCTGGCGATCTCGGCAATGTCGGCGGCCGCGCGATCGACACCATCGCCCATCCGGAGTTGAAGCGGCCCAACGGCCGCGCGCTGCGCGTGCCGGGGCCGTATCCGGATCCCGATGATAGAGGTCTTTCGATTCCGGATTCGGTGCAGGAACTGATCCTGCTCGGCGACGGCGACAGCGAGCAGGTGCTGACGCAATGTGCGATGGAACGCGCGGCGCGGCGCTACGCCAAAGCCGATCGGACCATCCGCATCGCATTTGCGCCGGCCGGGCAGGATTTCAACGATGTGTTGCAGGGGAAAGCGGCATGAGTGGCAGCGCCGTCCTACGCCTGATCGATACCGCGCCAGCTTTCGTCGACGTCGTCGAGGATCCAGCGGCGATCGCGGAGGCGATACGAAAATTCGGGCTTGCCGAGCTCAACGAGGCGCTGGCGACCGTCAAGGTGGCCGCCGGCGAGGCCCGCGCTGGCGTGCTACAGGCGGCGGCGCAGCGGCTGGGCGAGCTCGCGGCCGCCGGTGCCCTGCACGACGGCTTCGCGCGGGCAGCGTTGGAAGATGTCGCCGGCGCATGCGGGCTGATCCGTGACGACGGTGCGCGCGCGGTCAAGGCGGCGATCGCGGCCGGCCTCAAGCTCGGTAAGAAACAGCCGCGGGATTTGTCAGAGGTCCGCGATCATGTGCGGCGCGAAGCGACCGCACTGAGTCGGCCGCGACCAGCGGCCGTCCGTGAACCTTCTCCCGCTGCGGATTCTTCGGCGCCCTCTTCCGATGTTTCGCGGCCGTCTTCTCTTGTTGCCGTTTCCCCCGCGCCCCCTGCAGCGGAGGGCGAATCGGAAAAATCCTCCCAAACGGGCGTTTTCGGGCCGAAAGCTGCTTCTGCGGGGGGTGCAGGGGGGCGAGCGCAGCCACCTCGCGCGGCTGAAACCGAGCGGCGGCGCAACATGCGGCTGGCGTTTTTCCCGCTCACCGACCTTGGCAACGCCGAGCGGTTCCGCGAGCGCTATCTCGATAAACTGCTGTGGTGTCCGGCGCTGGGCTGGCTCGCCTGGGACGGCAAGCGCTGGAGCCGCGATGGCGCCGACGATCTCGTCAAGATCGCCGAGCACGACACCGTGCGCGCCATCCAGAATGAGGCTGACGAAGTCCGCGAAAGCGGCATCAAGGATGAAGAGACTGGCGGCCGCGACTATGTGTTTGCGATCGTGAAAGAGCAGCCGGTCTATTACTCCGACAAGATCGCGAGCTGGGGCAGGGCATCGGAGGCCCTCAACAAGCTCGGCGCGCTGTCAAAGCGCGGTGCGCCCTATTTCGCGATTGGCGTCGAAAAGCTCGATGCCGACAAGATGAAGATCAATGTCAACAACGGCACGCTGGTGGTGGCGCGCAAATCGGACGGCGAAGACTATGTCAGCTTCAAGCCGCATGACCCTGCCGACCTGATCAGCAAGATCTCGCCGGTCGATTTCGATCCGGCGGCGCTGTGCCCGGACTACGACAAATTCATCGCGCGGGTGCAGCCCTCGGAATCCATGCGCGTGTTTCTGCATCAATGGCTCGGCCTGTCGCTGACCGGCGACGTCTCCGAACAGAAACTGGCGTTTCTCTATGGCAAGGGATCGAACGGCAAATCCGTGTTGATCGATGCGGTCAGCTACGTCGCCGGCGACTATGGCGAGACCGTTCCGATCGAGACCTTCCTCGATCATGGCAAGCAGCGCAACGCCGGCCAGGCGACGCCGGATCTCGCCATCCTGCCCGGCGTTCGCATGCTGCGGACGTCGGAGCCGGAAAAGAATTCGCGGTTGGCGGAAGCGATGGTCAAGCTCGTCACCGGCGGCGAGCCGATCCAGGCGCGCCACCTCAACCGCGATTTCTTCAAGTTCTATCCGCAGTTCAAACTGACGATTTCCGGCAATTACCGACCGACGATATCGGGCGCCGACGAAGGCATCTGGCGTCGTCTGCGGCTGGTGCCGTTCAACATCACCATCCCGAAGGAAGAGCGCGACATCCATCTGTCGGAAAAGCTGCGCGCCGAGGCCTCCGGCATTCTCAACCGGCTGCTCGATGGCCTGCGGCTGTGGTGCGACAAGGGACTGGTCGAGCCGGAAGCCGTGACACTGGCAACGGCGGAATATCGCAGCGCTTCCGATCCGCTCGGCCGCTTCCTGTCGACCTGTGTCGAGGAAAGCGCAGGCGATCGCGTACAGTCGAGCGTGCTCTACCAGGTGTTCGAGGCCTGGTGCAAATCGTCCGGCGAGACGGCGTGGAAGCAAAAGGGCTTCTCGATGGCGATGGAAGAGCGGCAGTACAAACGGCTGCATTCCAATGTGACATGGTTTCTCGACATCAAGCTGATTCGACATGTGCACGACTTCGTCGATGAACACGGCAATCCAATCAAGATCGCAGAGGACGGCAAGAAAACGGAGGTGAAGGATGCGGGCGATGTGCCGTTCTGATCCGCCCGACCCTCCCATAATGGGAGGATTTGATTCGCGTCTAAGTCGTTGAGTTGTCAGCGTTCGGGAGGGTTTGGGTAGATTGGGCGGATTTTTCATATGCCACATGCGCGCGTGCGCGGGCGCACACGGAAACCTAATATGAAAAACCCTCCCAATCCTCCCAATCCTCCCAAGTATTAAAGAAACCCTTGTCTACCAATGGTTTTTGAACGGGCGGATTTCAAAAGGAGGTTTCGCAACCCTCCCTGATCCACCCGACGAAATAAACGGTTCTCAATCGGAACCGTTTATTGAACGGCCCGGCCTCGCAACCCGGGAAAGGCCAGCAATCGAGAGGATATCGATATGTTGGAGATAATGATGATGGTCGAGCAGCGTCTTTACAAAAAAGGCGAATTCGTGGGGATGATCGATCTGTCGCAATTAGGTGGGCCTCTTGAAGTGCCAATCCCGAAGCGATGGTACCTTTTGCGCGTTCACCCCAATCGAGAACTCAAGGTGATGAAAACATTCCGCCAGCGCAACATCAGTGGCTGGGTGCCGCTGCTAACGTCGATGCAAGATGTCACGCGCTATCGCCGCGGCTATGAATGGATCGAGCGCCGCAACGTCACGTCCCCTTTGGTTTCAGGCGTTATTATCGTTCCGGATTTTGAGATCGAGAGCGAGCGCTGGCGAAGCGTTGACGGCATCATTGGCATTTATTGGATGGGAGATTGTGTGCCATTCCTGACGCCTAAGATGTTCTCGGATCTGTGTAACATCGAGGCGATTGCCAACACACCGCGGTCCAAACGCGCGCGCGCTTTCGAGGTCGGTCAGCTGGTGCGCGTCGTCAACGGGCCTTTTCGCGAGTTCTGTGGTCTCGTCGAGCGAATTGACTCCAATAGCCGAATCAAAATAGGAGTCGAAATATTCGGGCGCATCACTCCGAGCGAATTGCAGGAAAGTGACATCGAAGCGGTCAGGTGACCCACGGTCCTTGGCACACTTCGAACGAAAGCGAAAACGGCTTTCGGCGCATCGCTTCTCGGGAAAACCGAGTCAAGCGAGCTGCCGGAAAAATGTCTATAGCCCGGCGCAGCGATGCCCGGGCTTTCGCATTTGCATAGGGTATGCCGGTTTGTCCGCCCAGTTTTATACCGCGAAGTCAGCGGACCATCCGTGAAGCCAATGTCGAATACGATGCCCGGCGCGGTAGCGCGCGCGAGCGTGGCTATGGTGCACGCTGGGACACCGCATCTGCTGGCTTTAAGCGCAGTCATCCGTTGTGCCTGGGCTGCGAAGCTGTTGGCCGGGTGACTGCCACCGATGTCACCGATCACGTCGAACCTCACAAGGGCGACATGGTCAAGTTCTGGAATGCCGCGATGTGGCAGCCGGCCTGTAGCTGGCACCATGACGTGGTGAAACAGAAGCTGGAGCTGCAGTTCGCGCGCGGTGAGATATCCATCGCCGATCTATGGCTCAACAGCACGGTCGCAATGCAAATGACGCGACATCTCGACCCAACGGCATAGGGGTGGGGGGTGGGTCATTCCTTCGCGAATTTTTCCGCCGGACCGGTGGTCTAACAACACGCGTTTTTTCGCAGGTTTTCTGAAACTTTTTTTGTGAGACCGAGTAATGGGACGTCGCGGACCAAAGCCACAGCCTGCTGCCGTCAAGGAAGCCAAAGGCAATCCCGGGCACCGGCCGATCGGCGTCGACGCGGCACCGGCCGAGGGCACCGCGCCGCAGTCGAAGGTCTCGCCGCCGGCGTGGCTGAAGAACGCCGGCCTCACGGTGTGGAATCGGTTGGCGCCGCGATTGATCGCACAACGGCTGTTGAGCCAGATCGACGCCGAGACGTTCGCGCGCTACTGCCGCAACTTCGCGCGCTGGCACAAGATGCAGGCCATCGTTGATCGCAATAAGGAATTCTATGAGAGCGAGAGTGCGCACGGCAAACTATGGCGCATCCATCCCGCCTTCTCGATCGCCGAGCGCCTGGAGAAAAACCTGATGGCCGCCGAAGACCGCTTCGGTCTCAACCCCGCCGAACGCCAGCGCATCTTCGCGGCGCGCGCTGCCGCCGGAACGTCGGGCGATCTTTTCAATCCCAACCAGGCGGCGCAGCAACCGGGCGCGCCTCACGACGATGCCGACCAGTCGAAAGCGAAATCGGCCATCGGTCTGCTGAACTGACGCCATGGCAGCGCAAGCTGGCGCGGCGCGCAGGGAACATCCGCGCACCAGGCCGCGCGGCGTCGGCGCTGCGGCGACCTGGGATGATGTTGGTCTTGTTTGGCGCGAGGGCATCTACTGGTTCGACGAGCGCGCGGCAGAGTCCGCCGTGCGGTTCTTTCCGGAGCACCTGTGCTTCACCGAAGGCGAATGGGCCGGCCGTCCGTTCATACTGGAAGCCTGGCAGCAGGACGATATCGTCCGGCCGCTATTCGGGTGGAAGCGGGCGGATGGCCTGCGCCGCTACCGCCGCTGCTACGTCTGGATCGCGCGCAAGAACGGCAAGACCGAACTCGCCGCCGGCATCGCCCTGCTGATGCTGCTCGGCGATGCCGAGCAGGGCGGCCAGGTCTTCTCGATCGCGTCGGAAAAGGACCAGGCGCGCTTGGTCTTCGACAAAGCCGCCGCGATGGTCGGCAAGTCGCAGACGCTGTCCGGAGAGTTGATGTGCCTGAAGCCATCGATCTACTGCCCGGCACTGAATGCATCGTTCAAGCCGCTGTCGGGCAAGCCCGGCGGCAAACACGGTCTCTCGGCCTCAGGCCTGATCGGCGACGAGATCCACGAATGGGTGTCGGGCGATCTCTACGGCTTCATCCACGATTCCGAATCGGCGCGGCGCCAGCCGATGGAATTCCTGATCTCGACCGCCGGTAAGAAAGGCGGCTATGGCGAGCAGATCTGGGATGAGTGCCAGAAGATGCTCGACGGCACCATTGACGATCCGGAAACCCTGGTCGTGGTCTATGCCGCCAGCGTCGACGACGACTGGACCAAACCGGAGACCTGGGCCAAGGCCAATCCGAACCTCGGCGTCTCGAAGAAACTCGACGCGCTCGAAACCGAAGCCCGGCGCGCGCAGCAGCTGCCGCGTCTGGAAAACGATTTCAAACGCTACCAGCTCAATCTCTGGACCGAACAGGCGGTCCGCTGGCTGCCGATAGACGCGGTCGACGACGACGGCAACAAGTTCGGCTGGGATCACTGCATCGGTCCGGTGCCGTGGCGCGAGCTCGATGAGAAGCTGAAGGGCAAGCTCTGTTTCGGCGGCCTCGATCTGTCGTCGACCATCGATCTGTCGGCGCTGCTCTGGTGGTTTCCGATTCAGCCCGGCCTCGAAATTCCAGCGGTGCTGGCGCGGTTCTTCAAGCCGCAGATGCTGCTGAAGGCGCACGGCAAGCGCGACAAGCTGCCTTATGAAAAATGGGCGTCGCCGGAGATCGGCGCGCTGACCGCGACGCCGGGCAACGTGATCGATTACGCGTTCATTCAAAAGCAGATCTACCGCGACGCCGAGACCTACCGCATCGCGCATATGGGTAACTACAAGCGCGAGGCGCACGAAGGCGGGCTCGCCATCGATCGCTGGAACGCAACCGAGACGGCCGTGAAGCTGGAGCAGGAAGGCCTGCCGGTCGTGCTGATGGGCCAGGGCTATGCTTCGCTGGGCGCACCATCCAAGGAACTTGAACGCCTGGTGATGTCGAACGGCTTCCACCACGGCGGCCATCCGATCCTGCGCCGGCACGCCCAGGTGGTTGCGGTCGAAGGGCCGGATGCCGCCGATAACATCAAGCCGGCGAAGAACAAATCCACCGAGCGGATCGACGGCATCGCCGCCCTGGTCAACGCGCTCGGCATCGCTGCCAAGGGTGAGGACCAGATGCTGATCACGACGGCCGACATCCTGACGGTGATTTGATGGGACTTTTCAGCAGGGTCGGCTCGGCCATTCGGGTGATGGCCGGTCTCGACGATGGCGATCCGAAGCGTGACCCGAGCGACCCGCGGATGTGGGCCGACATGGGCAACACGTCGGTTGCCGGTGTTGCCGTCAGCGAGAAGCGCGTCTCGCAGCTCGGCGCCGTGCAGGCCGTCCGCTTCGGCCTTTCCAGCGCCATGGCGTCGCTGCCGGTGATGGTGTTCAAGCGCGGGCCGAACGGCGAACGTGTCGAGCAGCCAAACCATCCGTTGAGCGAGCTGCTCGGCGCGCGGCCCAATGCGATGCAGACGCCGGCGGAATTCTTCGGCGAGATTTCCTGGCATCTGTCGTTCTGGAAAAATGCCTACTGTATCATCCGGCCGCCGGATCCGGCCGATGCCGATCCCGACGACGAATATTACGCGGTCGGTTCGATCGAGCCCTATCATCCGCGGCGCCTCGCAAGGATCGAAAAGCGCGCGGACGGCCACCGCTACTATCTGTTCAATCCGCCGGCCACCATCGTCGAGGGCGAACTGCGCCAGCCGGAATGGTTTCGCGACGATGAGGTCTGGCATATCCGCGGCAATCCGCTGACCGAGGACGGCCTCAAAGGCGAGGGCATCTGGGAATCGGCCCGCGAAGTGTTCGGCCGCGCCATCGCCGTGCACGAATATGGCGACATCTGGTTTGCCAACAGCGGCCAGGCAGGTGGCGTTCTCAAACACCCGGGCAATTTCAAGGACAAGGACGATCGCGACAGCTTTCTCGACAACTGGCGCGTGGCCGGCACCGGGCGCAACCGGCACAAGGATCGGCTTCTGACCCACGGGGTCGACTATACGCCGATCAAGATCACCAACGCCGAGGCCCAGCTGCTCGAAACCGAGAAGGGCAGCGATACCGAGATTTTCGGCCTGTGGTCGTTTCCGCCGCACCGCGCGGCGCGACTTGAACGCGCCACCAACAACAACATCGAGCAGCAATCGCTCGACTTCGTCATCTACTGCCTGACGCCGCTGGCGATCGGCATCGAGCAGGCCGCGGAGCGCGATCTACTGCTCGATAATGACGACGGCGAGCTGTTCGTCGAATTCAATTTTGCCAAGCTGCTGCGCGGCGATCTGCGCTCGCGCTACGCGGCCTACCTGATCGGCCGCCAGGGCGAGTGGTTCTCCGCCAACGACATCCGGCGGTTCGAGAATATGAGCCCGCGCACCGATAAGGGCGGCGACGAATACAAGAATCCGCTGACCAAGGATTCCAACGCCGTTCTCGGCGATCCCGAAAAAGACGCGTCCGGCACAGGAGCTGAGCCAAATGACGGCGAACCCAAAACGCCCTGAAGTGTCCGACATCGTCCTGCAGCTCGCTGCGATCGACGAACTCGGCGCCATCGATCTGAAATGCCTCGCGGCCTTCCTGGCGCGCGACGGCCTCCCGCCTGCAACGGCAGCGGCCGCGGGATCCGCCCGCGCCGGCAGCATTGCCGTGGTGCCCGTGCATGGTGCGCTGTATCCGCGCGGCGGTCGCAGCCTCTACGGATCCTTCACTGGCATGGACGGGCTGCGCAGCCAGATGGCGGCCCACGCCGCCGATCCGGACGTTTCGACGATCATCGCGCATTTCGACTCGCCTGGCGGCACCGTCGCCGGCACGCCGGAGACCGCCGCGGCCTTCAAGGCCGCCGCGGCGCAAAAGCCTGTCATCGCCATGATCGACACCCTGGCGGCATCGGCGGCCTACTGGATCGCCTCGCAATGCTCCGAGATCGTCATGGCGCCATCCGCCGACGTCGGCTCGATCGGCGCCATGATCCTGCACGCCGACCTTTCGCAGGCTCTGGAATCGATGGGCATCAAGCTCACCATGATCCGCTCCGAAATCTCGCCGCAGAAAAACGAGGCGCATCCGTTCGCGCCGCTGTCCGAGGAAGCGACGGCGTTCCTGCAGGGCCGCGTCGACGAAGCCGGCACCGATTTCATCAAGGCGGTCGCGTCGGGTCGCAAGACCACGCAGGCCAACGTCCGGGAAAAATTCGGCCAGGGCCGCGTCTACGGCGCCCGCGAGGCGCTGTCGCGCGGCATGGTCGATCGGATTGCGACGCTCGACGATGTCATCGGCGGGCTCTCGCAAAAGGCCGGCAGCAAGGGCCGGCGGCGCTCGGCGCTGGCGTTCGAATAACTCAATCCGCGTTTTAGTCGCTCCACCCGCGTCCGCCCGGACCGCGGGAGCGTGGGCTTTCGCGTCCGGGCATTTCAAAACAGGAGTTGGCCCCTATGCCAAAGGATCTGAAGAAACTTCGCCAGTCGCGGGCCAGCAAGGCCGCCGCCGGCAAGACCGCCGTCACCGCGTTGAATGCGTTGCTCGACAAGGAGAACCTCACCGCCGAGGAAACCGCGCAGCTGGCAACGCTCGAAGCGCAGGTCGACGCGATCGAGGCGGAAGTGACCGCGCTCGATGCCGAGATCGCGGCCGAGGAAAAGAAGACCAAGCGCGCCACGCTGTTCGGCTCGACTTCGAATGCCGCGCTGTCGACCGTGGTCAACGATCTCAATCCCGATCGCACCGCCGGTTTCCACAATCTGGCGGAGTTTGCGGTCGCGGTTCGTAACCAGATCACCAACTCGGCCAACGATCCGCGGCTCGGCGCGGCGCCTTCCAACTTCCAGCAGAACCAGGGCTCGGCCGGCGAAGGCTTCCTGGTGCCGACCGAGTACCGCGAGCAGATCTGGGACATCGTGTTCGACAACAACGATCTCTTGGGCATGTGCAACCCCGAGCCGACCAACTCGAACACGATCTCCATCCCAAAGGACGAGACCACGCCGTGGGGCGCTTCCGGCGTGCAGGCGTTGTGGCGGGCCGAGGCCGGCCAGATGACCGCCAGCAAGATTGCCATGACAGGCACCATCCTGCAGCTGCACGAGCTCTACGCGTTTGTGATCGCCACCTCCGAGCTGATGGACGATGCGCCGCGCCTGAATAACCGCCTCACCTTGCAGGCGGCACGGGCGATCAAATGGAAGGCGTCGGATGCCGTCGTCAACGGCGACGGCAACGGCAAGCCGCTCGGCTTCATGAAGGCGCCGAGCCTGGTGACGGTGAACAAGGAAACCGGCCAGGCCACGCTTACCCTGGCGGTCGCCAACCTCGCCAAGATGTACGCGCGGCTGTTGCGCACCGGCGGCACGCCTGTGTGGCTCGGCAATCCCGACATCCTGCCGCAGCTGATCGGGCTCACGCTCGGCAACCAGCCGGCATGGCTGCCGTCCAACCAGGCGATCGCCGGCACGCCGGATGGTTCGCTGTTCGGCCGTCCGCTGCTGTTCAACGAGCACATGCAATCGTTGACCACCACGGGCGACCTGGTGATGGCCGACATGAAGGGCTATGCGCTCGCCACCAAGATCGGCGGCGGTGTCGACTTCGCGGCGTCGATCCATCTGTTCTTCGACTACAACATGTCGGCGTTCCGCTGGACCTTCCGCCTCGGCGGCCAGCCCTATCTCTCGGCAGCGGTGTCGCCGGCGAACGGCTCCAACACCAAGTCGCATTTCGTCGCGCTGCAGTCGCGCTGATCCCGTCGCGGCGGCTTAGCCGTCTACAAAAAAAGCAACGGTCCGCGCAAACGTCGCGCGGACCCGCCGCTCCGCCCGTTCTCACCCTTTCCCGTCATTCAAATCAAGGAGGGCTCTATGCCCGACGTCAATCTCAAACCATCCCAGCGCGTCGCCATCGTCGGCGCCGTCGACAGCCAGTCGGCGACCACAGCGAAAAGCACCGGCTGGATCGATGCCACCCTGTTCCACAACTTCATGGCGATCGTGCAGAACGGCGCCATCACCGCGACCGGCACGCTGGATGCGAAAATCTCGCAGGCCACCGACAATTCCGGCACCGGGATCAAGGATGTCACCGGCAAAGCTATCACCCAGCAGGTGGCCTCGACCAACGACAACCAGCAGGCCGTGATCAACCTCAAGCAGGAGGATCTCGACTTCGCCAACGGTTTTAAGTGGTTCCGGCTGACTCTGACGCCAGCGACCGCGGCCGCGCTGATCTCCGCGATCGTGCTCGGCATGGACATCCGCTACGGCGTCGCCTCCGACAGCAAGGCCGCTTCTCAGGCGCAGACCGTCTGATCGCGTCAAACACACGTCCGTCGCCGCGCGTGCGGCGGCGGACTCTTCCTGGAGACCTGATCGATGCTTCGCACCGTGACGCCGGCGACCGCCGACCCGATCTCGCTTGACGAAGCCAAGCGGCACTTGCGCATCGATTTTGCGGACGATGACGATCTGATCACAGCCCTGATCTCGGCGGCGACGCTGCAGGCGCAGGGCCTGACCCAGCGCCGCTTCGTGACGCAAACCGTGGAGTGGGTGCTCGACGGCTGGCGGCCGACCATTCATCTGCCGATCGCGCCGGTCAAAAAAGACGGCGTGGTGTCCATCACCTATATCGACTGGACTACGCAGGCGCCCGTGGTGCTCGATCCCAGCCTGTACGTGGTGCAGACCCGCGGCCACAGCGTCGGCATCATCCCGAAATTCGCGACCATCTGGCCGATCGTGTTTCCGTATTCGCCGGAGCCCGTCGTCATTCAATTCAACGTCGGCGCCGCGCCGGCCGCCGTGCCTGGCAACGTCAAGGCCGCGATCAAGCTGATCGTCGGCCATCTCTATGAAAATCGGCAGGCCGTCATCATCGACGCCGCCCGCGTTACGGCCGTCGAGTTGCCGCAGGGCGTCGAAGCCTTGCTGATGGACGAACTCTGGTAACCCCACCAACCCCCAACTGAGGAACTATCGATATGGCTGATCTTTCGATTACTGCAGCTTCCGTTCTTCCCGGCGCCAACGGCACCTTTGAAACCGGCGCAGCGGGCCAGACCATCACCGCCGGCCAGGCGGTCTATAAGGATCCGACCACGCATCTCTATCTGCTGGCGGACTGCAATTCGGCGGTAGCCGCCGCGCGGGTGCCACTCGGCATCGCGCTCAATGGCGGCGCCATCAACCAGCCGATCAAGATCCAGAAGTCGGGCCTGATCACCATCGGCGCCACCCTCACCGCCGGCGTCGCCTATTATCTCTCCGGCACCGCCGGCGCCATTCGCCCTGTCGCCGATAACACCACGGGCGACTATCCCTGCCTGATCGGCATGGCGCAGTCGACCACGGTGCTCAATATCGACTTCGACGCTTCTCCCGTCGCGCTGTAAGCCGGTAGGTAAACCATGGCCATCGGTCAGCTTCGCGAGCGCGTCGCGTTCGAAGCGCGGCCGATGGCCGATGACGGCTACGGCAATCTGCAGTCCGGCGAGTTTGCCGAGGTCTACCGCTGCGCCGCGCGGATTAAGCCAAAACTCGGCAGCGAGACCGTGCTGGCCTCGCGGCTGTCGGGCGTGCAGCCGATGCTGATCACCGTCAGGGTGTGTGAGGCCCTCAAGGCGATCGGCGCCGACTGGCGCATCCGCGATGTCAGGAAGGATGTCGTCTACGACATCAAGGCGATCAGCAATCCCGACGAAAAGCGGGAACACCTGGAAATCCTCGCCGTGTCTGGAGTGGCGACGTAGATGCTGACCGATCCCGGCCTCAACCTGCAGGGCGCCATCATTACGGTGCTGAAGGCCGACTCTGGCCTCAAGGCGCTGGTTAATGCCGGTGTCTATGACAGCGTGCCGCGCGCACCCGATGGCACGCCAACCGTTGCATTTCCCTATGTCGCGTTCGGCGACACTCAACTCCTCCCCGAACTCGGCGAGCAGACCGACGCGGCCGAGACGATCGTCACGCTACATTGTTGGTCGCGCGCCGTCGGCTTTCCCGAGGTCCGCAAGATCGCCAAGGCGGTCGCCGCTGTTTTGCACGACGCGACGTTCGCGCTTTCCAGCGGCCAGCTGCAATCGCTGTTGCTGGAATCTACGCAAGTTCTCCGCGATCCTGACGGTCTAACGAGCCACGCCGTCCTGAAATTTTCCGCGCTCACCGACGCCAACTAGGAGATGAGGCTATGACCCTCGCGACCACCACCACGTTTGGAAAATTCCTCATCAAGCTCGGCAATGGCGCCAGCCCGGAAGTTTTTTCCGCGCCCTGCGGCCTCAACGCCCGCGGCTTCGATCGCAAGGCCGCCACCAACACCACCAATGTCCCGGACTGCGACGATCCGGATGCGCCGTCCTGGCTCGAAAGTGACGTCACCTCGCTGTCCTGGAGCCTGACCGGCTCCGGCGTGGCAGCAAGCGAAGACTTCGATACCTGGGATGCCTGGTTCACCTCGGCGCTGAGCAAGAACGTCCAGATCACGCTTGACACAAAGGTCTGGACCGGCGCCGCCAAATTGACCGGATTGAAGCTCACGGGCACCCGCGGCAGCCGCAACACCTTCGACGTCACGATCGAGGGCGACGGGATCCTGACGCGGTCGTGACAGCATCTCCTGACAACGATGTGCAGGGGTGGCTCGACGGCCTTTCGTTCAAGGTCAAGAAAAAGCTGGCCCAGACCATCAAGGAGCAGGCCGATGGGCTGGCCGACGCCATCAAGGCGGCAGCGCCGGTCAAGTCCGGCACGCTGCGCGATTCGGTGCAGGTCCGGCGCGGCAAGAACAGTGCCGACCTGGTGGTAACCGCCGGCGGCGATGCCACCACCAAGGAAGTCAGAAGTGGCTCCGGCGTTGCTTACGACTACGCGTTAGCCACCGAGTTCGGCACCTCGAAAGAGGAGGCCGAACCGTTTTTCTATCCCACCTATCGCGAGCGTGCCGACGACATCAGGCAGGCGATCGAGGGTGCGGTCGACGAGGCGGTCAATTCATGAGTGCAAATGGAACGCGGCTGATTGCCTGGGCGGGCGGCGAGGATCTGTTCTGTCTTTCCAAGGCGGGGCAGATCTTCGATCTCGAAGATAAATGCGGCGCTGGAATTTCGACGATCATGGCACGGCTGGAGAGCGGCAGCTGGCATTTCAACGATGTCCGCGAGACCATCCGCCTCGGCCTGATCGGCGGCGGCGCCACGCCGGAACGCGCGATGGCCGCAATCAAGAACCACGTCGATCCGCCCAACGCTTTCGCACCGAGCGTGCTAGTTGCCTACGAGATCGTCAAATCGGTCATCTTCGGCTTTCCGGAGGATGACCCGGTGGGAAAAACGGTGCCGGCGGAGGCGAACGAAACCGGCTCTACCACGACGACGGACGCCTCCGACGCTCCGCCATCATCGGCATCGGCGCCGCCTTCGGATGGCCGCCGCGCGTCACCGAAGAACAAACGATCTGGGAATTGATAGCCTATATCGACGGCCACAACCGCGCCAATGGTGGCGAGGACAAGATCGATCCGATGTCGGACGCTGAATTCGACGGGCTGCTCGCAGCCACTATGCATTAGGGCTTTTCAAAAATGCCGGCACCCAGCTTGCGCATTCCCTTGTCCATCAACATGGACGAGTTCAACAAGAACATCGAAAGCGCGAAATCCGCCACCAATGTGGCGACCGATTTCATGCTCAAGCAGTTTGCGAAGGCGCAGCTCAAGCTTGTCGTCAGTTCCGACGAGTTCAAGCCGGGCGTGCAGGCCGCCGCGAAATTCGTCGGAGACGAATTCCAGAAGGTCAAGCCGCTGATCCAGAGCGGCGTGCAGACCGCGGTGCGGGAATCGACGCAAGTCGGGCTTAACGCCGCCGGCGTGCTGGCTTCTCCCGCGATCAAGGGATCGTTTCAGGCCTTCACCGCAGTCGGCGTTCCCGCCGTCGCCGGCCTGGCGCAGGCCATGATCCCGCTCGCGTTGCGCGCGCTCGCCGTTTACGAGGCGATCCACCTTGTCGCCGAGGTGATCGGCTCGGCGCGAGAGCAAATCACCGCGATGGTCGCGGTCGCGGACAAGGCCGCAAACCTCAACGTCTCACCGCAATTTCTGCAACTGTTTGAGGGTGAGTCCCGCAAGCTGAAAGTCTCGGTCGAGGACCTCGACGGCGCGCTGTCGAACGCCTTCAACGCGACGAAAGAAAAATCGCCGATCGACATCGGAAAATGGGAAGTCGCCAAAGAACGCATCAACGACGTTGAGCTAGCGCTGCGGGTCTATAACGATCAGCTCGCGAAGCCCGCCGGCGCCCAGCTGGGCGGCCTGACCCAGTTCCGCGACGCCCAGACCCAGGACGAAAAGGTCAAAGCCGTGCTGGCCGCGATGGTGCAGCTCGACGGCCTCGGCCAGCATCTGGCATCCCTCGATCTCGGCGAGAAAATGTTCGGGGCTTCCTTTGTTGATAAAATCCGCCTGGGCAAAACTTCGGCCGCCGAAATCCTGACCACGATGGAACGTCTCAAATCGTCGGGCGACGGAATTTTCTCCGACGCATTGGTGGTGCGCGCTAAGGCGGTCGACGATCAGCTCAAGCTGTCGCAGGACCGGCTATCCCGGGCGATGAAGCCGGCTTGGGACGATCTTGCCGGCGTGATCCTGACCATCAAAGGCTATTGGGCCGACGTCGTCGACCTCATGGCGAAGGCCGTCGAGTATGCCAATAAGCTGACCGGTGCGTCCGATCAGCTGGCGAGCAAACGCGCGATGTTGAAGGACATCGACGATCGCCTCAACGGCACCTCTACCGGGGTTTTCAGCTATACCGACGCAGCCGCGCGCAAGCTCAATGGCGGCGAGCTGCCGGACTTCATCAAGCAAAATCTTTTGGCCTCGCGCGCCAAGGTGGCGGCCGACATCAACAACTCGACGATTCCGTCAGGTCAGGCGGCAGCGGCACCGACGCGTGGCGTAGGAGATGCCCCGACGCTGCGCAAAAAAGACAAGGACACCGAGACCCGCGATCCATTCGATGTCGCGGTTGACGGCGTCGAAAAGCACATTGCTACATTAAAGGCTGATACCGCGGCTGTATTTCAGAACAGCGCGGCGCAGGCGGGATTGCGGGCCGAGTTTCAGGAATTGACTGCGCTCAAGCGCGCCGATGGCGGCGTGACACAGCAGCAGATCGATGCCTATGAAAAGTATCGCCAGACCATGTCGGCCACGGCGGCGCTTCAGGCTGCGAGCATCACACTTACTGAAAAGCAGAAGGAAAAGTTTCTAAGTTCGTCGGAAGGCATCAAGGCCGCCACGGAAGCCAACACGAAAGCCAACGAGAGCTTGCAGAAGCTCAATAGCGCCAGCCAGCAGCTTGGCTCTGCGCTGTCGAGCGCCTTTACCGACGCCATCGTCGATGGCAAGAAATTTTCCGACGTGCTAAACGGTCTGCTCAAGACGCTGGAAAAAGCGGCACTTAATTCGCTGTTTGCCTCGTTCTTCAACGCGCCCGCTGCGGGCGGTCTTTCGCCCGCAGCCGGTCTCCTTAAAGGCATCATTCCGGGCTTCGCGAACGGGACCGATTATGCTCCCGGTGGCGTTGCCGACGTGGGAGAGCGAGGCCCTGAAAGGGTTATCCTTCCCCGAGGGTCGCAGGTTATTCCGAACGACGTTCTCCGCAGCCGCGGCGGCGGCGGCGCCAATATTCAAAACACCTTCATGGTGGCCGGCGAAGTCAGCCCGGGGACCGTCGACCGGCTCGCGGCGGCGGTGGTCAGCGCGCACCGCAAGATCGACAGCCAGGCGCGCATCATCACCAGCAGCCAGCGCATGCAATTGACCGGGGTCAGCTAACCATGACGCTGCTGTTTCCGCGCCGACTTCTGCGCGAAAAAAGCCATAGCTGGAATCTGGTCGGTGTCGCCGTGACGCCGGGGCAAACCGCGCAATCGGTGGCGCCGATCATCCGCAGCGACGGTGGAGGGTTTTGGTCCCTTAGCATGTCCGACGTCAGCCTCAGCGGCGGTGGCGCCTTGCGCGGTAAGGACCGCCAGAAGATCACGACCCTGCTGTGGCGCGCGATCAGGCAGGTGTGCGACGGCGGAGTCAACGCGATCGTGGTGCCGCGGAACGACGCGCTGTTCCGGCCCTGGCCGGTCGGGCTGGCGCAAGCGGCCTCCATCGTCACGCATGACGACGACACGCTGTTTGACGATGCGGCCGGCTACTTTCAGTCCGTCATCGATATCTCGTGTGTTGGGGGCGCCACGCTGCGGGCGACGTCGATGGTGCTGGCCCTGAATTATTGCGGCACGCTGCAGGGCGGTGAAGCTTTTTCGATCGAGCATCCGACCATGGGCTGGCGGATGTACGAGATTGCGACCGTGACGCCGATCGACGCTGCACACGTGACAGTTACCTTTATGCCGCCATTGCGGGAGGCGGTTAGCGACGGCGACCAGCTCGAATTCGACCGTCCTTGCTGCACCATGCGGCTGGGCAAGCCGAGCTCGATGGATCTGTCGATCGCGCCCTGGACCTTCAACAGTGCCAGCGCTGATTTCGTCGAGGCATTCATATGACGCTGAACGATGCGGAACTCGCCGCGCTCGAATCTGGCGTCCAGCGGCTTGGCGTTTTCTTCCGGCTCGACACCAATCCGGTCGTGCGTGTCTGGCTCGGCATTGGCAACATCGAGCCTGGCGTCAATGCCTACGATCCGACCGGCGCGGTCTATGCCGGCTTTGGCGCCATTCAGAACGTCCCGGCCTTTAATCAGCTCATCAACGGCAAGGCCTCCCGGGTAGATTTTACCGTCAGCGGCGTGTCAGGCGATGTCCTGGCCATCGCCTCAGGCGGTGACTCCCAAAAGGTCAAGGGCAAGCGCGTCGCGGTCGGTTTTGCCTTGATGGGATCGGATTGGTCCCTGCTCGGGGCGGTCAAATGGTGTGCCAACTATACTGCGGACTATCTCGCGATTCAGCAGGCGGTCGACGATCCGATGCAGCCGATCGTGCGAACCGTGACGCTGTCATGCGGAACATTGTTGACCGCGCGGCGGCGGCCATCGCTGTCGTATTTCTCCAATCAGGATCAGCAGACGCGTTCTCCCGGCGACCGCTTCTGCGAGCGGACACAGGTTTACGCCAACGCATTCAACAAGACATGGCCGACCTTTCCGCCGCCCTAGCTGAGTATCTCGCCAGCCTTCGCCGTCGTCGCTGGCAGCCCGGTCTGCTCGACTGTGGCGTGTTCATGGCGGACTGGATTGTAATGATCTGTGGCCGCGATCCCATCGCGGACGTGCGCGGGACGTATTCGACCGAACGCCAGTTTCTGCGGATCCTGCGCCGCGAGGGCGGCTTCGAAACTGCAACGGCGGCCCGGCTCGCTGCGATCGGGTTTGGCGAGGTGGTCGCGCCGGTGCCGGGCGACATCATGACAGTCCTGGCACCCTACGCCGCGCGGCGCGGCAAGATCCAGCGTCGACCGACCGGCGGGATATGCGTCAATAAAACAATGCGTGCCGTCATCACCTCGGATCTCGGAGTGGTGATTGCAGACGAAATCGCGCTGCCAGCGCTGAAGGCCTGGACACGAAATGGCTGAGACGATCGGGCTGCTTATTTTGGACGCCGCAGGTGCGACCGCCGCCGGCAGCGGCATCGCAGGTCTCGGTACGCTCGCGGGGACAACCATCTCAATCGGTGCCGCCAGCATCAGCCTGGCGACGGTGGTCGGAACGGCCGCCATCCTCGGCGCGACCATCGGACTCAATTATGCGCTGAGGCCAAGCCTGCCGAAGCCGGAAGACGGCTCACAGGCGATCAAGCAGGCGATCCCGCCGCGCATCCGCGGCTACGGCACCAACCGCCTCGCCGGCTATTACATGCTGTTCGAGGCCGCCGGCAATCCGCCGGCATCATCCTATGATGTGATGGCGTTTCACTCGGGGCGGATCAGCGAGATTTCCGGACTCTATCTGCACGACGATCCGGTGACGACGTCGCCGTCGATCCTGCCAGGCGCAGTAATCGGATCGGTGGCATCGACCTACGCCGATGGCCGCTATGCGGGATGGGTATTTCTCGAGGCGGCCTTGGGTGCGCCGGTGCAGTTTGCACCTTCACTGATGACCGACTCGCCCGCGATTGCCGACGTCTGGACATCGGCCCATAGGGGAAACGGCATCGCCTGGATTGCGATGAAATGCGTCTGCCCCGGCCAGGTGCCGGATTTTACCAAGGTCTACCCGCATCAGTTGCCGCTGCTGTCGGTTGTGGCGCAGTGCTCACCCGTGTGGGATCCGCGCGATCCCGCGCAGCACCGCGACGATGAATCGACTTGGGTGATTTCCTATAACCCGGTCACCCAGCTGATCGACTATCTTACCCGCGTCGATGGAGGCATGGGCCTCGACTACGACACGGTGATCGCGCCAAATATCGTGGCCTGGACCAACGAAATCGATCTGTGCGATCAGCAGGTCGCCACCTCAGTGCCTGGCGTCACCGAGGCCCGCTATCGCTCGCACGGCTGGTTTCAATTCGACAACAAGCCGGAAGATGTCATCGGCGGGCTGTTGTCGACCTGCGACGGCTGGCTGGCCGAATCCGGTGACGGCACGCTGTCGATCACGGTCGGGGTCTACCGTGCGCCATCCGATCCGCCGCTGACCGACAGGCACATCTTCGGCTTTGCGCTGAATTACGGCCAGCCTGACGAGCAGACCGTCAACCAGCTGGAGATCAGTTTCACCGATCCGTCCGCCAATTATGTCCAGGTGCAGATCGATCCATCGCGCCAGGAAGACGCGATTTCCCTGACCGGCGTGGTGCGCTCGCAATCGCTCGATCTGAAATGGGTGCAGAGTTCGTCGCAGGCGCGGCGGTTGGCGAGCCGCGCGCTCTATCGCCTCAATCCGGCGATGACGGGCTCGTTTACCACCTCGCTCTACGGGCTGCGCTATCTCGGCAAACGCTGGGTGCCGCTGCAATATCCTTTCGTTTCCGGCCTGCAGGATTGCGTCGTCGAAATTCAGGCTGCTGAAATCGACCTGATGGCCGGGCGCATCGTCTGGAATTTCATCACCATCGCTGGCGCCACGATCGAGGCCTACAACCCCGCCACCGACGAAGGCGCAAAACCCGTGGTGTTGCCGCCGGTCGCCAAGGGCACGGCCCTCGATTTCTCCTATGCGACCGACAGCCAATATCTCGCACTTCTTGAGGACATCTGATGACCACCATGAACGTGCTGGACGCGACTGGCGTAACGGTCGCAATCGAAAAGCCGCTGACGCCTGGCCGCACCGGCGCCGCATCGTCGCGGCCGGTTGCTCTTTCGAACGAGGATCTGGCAGCGATCAACGCCATCACCACCGCGATCCAGGCAACGCGGGAGGATACGCTGTGGACCGACGACACCGGCACCTATTTCGTTCGTGTCGACAAGGCCGGCACCATCTCCTGGACCGACATTTCGGGGACGGCGGCGTCGGCGCCTGGCACCGGCGCACGGCCGGCCGATGCGGCATCGTTCGCCGTCGATCGCTCGGGTTTCCAGGCCACCACGTCCGGCACCGGCTATTCGACCGGGGATTATCTCGATCACTTCGTCATCACCGATCCCAACACCGGCGCCGTCGTCAGCCATTTCTGGCTCAACGTAACCACCGAGCTGAAACTCGCCTCGGCGCCGTCGTCGGCGAACATCACGCCGTTCTCCGCCGAAGCCGGCGTGATGGGAAACAAGACCGACGCCAAGAGCCCGGCGACCGACACCACGTCGGTATCAGGCATTTCAATCTGGAAACAGATCAGCGCATCGGTGCAGGCGATTGCAGCGTCGATCGCTGGCACCAACCTGATCGGCCGAGCCGTCGCCGACGCCAGCGCCGCCACCGGCGGCATTGCTTCGACGGCGCGGCTGGCGTCGGCTGCCGCCTCGACCAACGCCACCAACGTCAAGACCAGCGCCGGTCGCGTCTATCAGGCCAGTGGCAAGAACAACGCCGCCTATGACATCTTCCTTGTGCTGTACGACGCAGCCACCAATCCGCCGGTGCCGGGAACGACAACGATCCGGAAAAAGATCATCTGCCCCGCCGGTCAGGCCTTTGTCTACGACTGGCCGGTTGGCCTCTCATTCGCGACCGGCATCGGCTACGCCTTCACCAAGCTGGTCGCCGATGCCGACACCACGGTGCTGGTCGCAGCCGATGTCACCGCGTTCAATCTGGACTACGTCTGATGAGCGGGTTTTCGGGTGTCGATGGCTCCGATGTGGTTGCCTTTGTGCCGGCGATTACCGCCGGCGGCGGCGGCTTCACCAATGCCAACGGTGGCACCGGCTCCGGCACCGGAGTCCTGACGTCGAGTTCGGTCAATTACAAAAAGCTGTGGGGCAAACTCTATTGGCTTGAAGCGACCGTTGCCATCAACACCATCGGCAACGCGACCGGACCGATCATTGTCAGCCTGCCGTTCACCGCCGCGCGCTATGCCTCGCTGTTCGGTTCGATCTGGTCAACCGTGGGATCAATCAACGGCATCATCAGTTCCGATCTAAGCCTTTCCTCGATCTATATCTACACCACGAACGCGACGACGCCGGGCGGTAACTCCAACACCCTGCACGTCAGCGGCCTCGTCTGGTCCGCTTAAAGCCAAAGCCCATCATTTCTGGAATCTGGATAGTCACATGACGCAGACAGCGGCAGAGATTTTTCGCGACTATGAGACATCTGGCGTTCCCGCCAGCGGCCCGCACCAGCCGGAAAAGGCGCGGATCCGCGAATGGGGCGCGATGATGGAGGATCTGCGAGGCGGCGGCGCCAACATCGCCTACGCCAGCAAAGCCGCGTTGCTGGCCGATCTCGCCCATCCGGCCGGATCCGTGGCGATGGTCTATAGCGACGCGACAGCGGCCAACAACGGCTCCTACGTCAAAAGCGGCGCGGCGGGTTCCGGCACCTGGGGCCGCTTCGGCGATCTGCCCAACGAGATCGTGCGCCTGACCGTGGCGGGCGGAACGGCCAATGCCATCGTCGCAACCGCGATCGAGACGCCGACCGTCCCCGGAAGCAAGCTGTACCTCTTGGCGCCGACAGCCAGCAATACCGCGGCGGTCACCATCGCCGTCAATGGCGGCTCGGCGGTTGCCATCACCAGCGCGATTGGTGCGTCGCTCGCGGCCAACGCGCTTTTGAACGGCTCGCAGGTGTTGATGGCGTGGCTGGTCGATCACTACCAGCTCCTGGTCTCGGCGCCGGTCGACGCATCCGGCATACTCACCGACGCACTCGCCGCGCGCGATGCCTCGCAGGGCTATGCGGTAACGTCGGCCGCTGCACGCGATGCGGCTATTGCCGCCGCCGGCGCAGCCAACACGACGGGCGTTGCGACCATTGCTGCGCTTCGCAGCGTTGCGCCTTCAGGCTACGCGATAGCGACCACAAAGGGCTATTACGCGGCCGGCGATGGCGGCGGCGCGACCTTTGCCGCGATCACCGGCGCGTCCGCGGGCACCTATGTTGATAATGCCGGCAGTATCATAGTGCCGACCGGCGGCGACGGCAGCGCGACCTGGCTGGCGCAGGCGCCGCTGCTTCGTGCCCTGCAATGGGGTCTGAAGGGCGACGGTGCCACCGACGACAGCGTCAAGGCGCAGAATTTTGTCGACAAGAACAAAGGCAAGCGCCTGACGTTTGACGGCGGCCGCTCCTTCCTGATGGCCGGCGTATTGCTCAATGACACCAGCTACAACGGCACCGAGTTGGTATTCGACGGTACGTTGCTGCTGAAGGCACGTGCCTCGGCGCTCGACGTCAATATGCAATCGAACGTGTTTGTCGGGATCGGCGTGCAGGGGGCCGATGGTGTCCGCGTCGACGGTAACTTCAACGGCAACCGGGCGGCCCAATACGACATCGAGCAGACCTTCTGTCTATGTCTCGCCGGCGTCACCAACTTCAAATCGAAATTCCTGTCGTTCAAGGAAGTCAGCGGTGATGGCCTCTACATCACCACTGCCAACATCATTTCCAGCTCCGCCAACAGCGACACGCTGACCTTTGGTACCATCGTTGGCGAGAACGCCGCAGACCACGGCCGTAATCTGGTTTCGCTGATCTCTGGCGATAACGTCACGATTGGGGTGCTACGCAGCACCCGCATTGGCGGCATAGTTGGCGGCAATTTGATGCCGGGCGGTTTCGACGCCGAGGCCGACAATACCTACCAGAGCATCAAGAACCTGGTGATCGGGGCGGCCAATATCGTCACCGCCGGCAGCGCGGGCTTCCAGCTGTTTTGCCAGCCGATCAGCGGCAGCGTGAAGGGCGTCAATGTCGGGGCGTTGTCGGTCGTCAATACCGGCGCCGCGACCGTCCATGATGAAATCGGAAATCTGACGATCACCAACAATCAGCTGTTGCTGGTGCGCAATTGCGAGGACGTGTCGATCCCGTCGTTCAAGGGCGAACACATCAATGCCTACGGTGTCGGCGTCGTGGTCGGCAATGGCATCAAGATCCTGATCAAGGGCAGCGTCCGGCACGCCGCTATCGGTGTGCAGCTGGCAGTGGATGCAGGCGATATCTATGCGCTGGCCGACAGCTCGATCGAGATCGACACCCGCGTCATCGCCCGGTTCGGTTTTCAGGTAGGCAATGTCCGTGCCTCGAAAGTGGCGGGTACCGTCACCGAGCCGCAGTCGGGTTTCTATACCTCGATGTTCGGCGTGCAGGCGATCGGCGCGTGGACCCAGAGCGAAGTGGTTTATAGCGTGCAGGTTGTTCACAGCTCTTCGTGGTCGCGCGCCTATCGGAACGACAATTCCTCGCCGGTCACTATGACCGATTGCAAGATCATGAACGTCAATTTTACCTATGACTGGCCGACCTATCTGTCGATGGTCGACATGCCGGTACGGGTTTACAATTCGCCGGGATATACCGACAGCATCCTGGGCGCGCCAAGCGAGGGCCAGCATATGCTGGGTCAGGTCATCATGAATGCCAGCCCGGTCGTCGGGCAGTCCAAGGGCTACATGACGACCGTCAGCGGCAATCCGGGCACCAGCGTCAGTATCGGCAATCTTTAGGGAGGAGTTATTTGCTTTCGATCGCAGGCGCCGCCGTCGTCGGGCGCCGTGGTCCCGGTGTATTCGATGACCAGCGTTCCGTTTTCCGGTTTAAGCAGTACCCAGGAGTGCTGGCACCGCCCGAAAATATCGCGGAATTTTGCCTGAGCCCAAACATATTCCGGTGCGGCTGACGAACCAAAGGCATCCGTGGCGTCGCATTGACGGAACATAACGATCTGGTCTTTGCCTCGATCGGACGCCTGGCGGCGGACGGCACTGCCGCGATACTCGTTACTCCTCATGCCGTCGAGGTCGGCGTCCGTAATCCGGTCCATCGTGCAGGAGGTTCGGATGTTCAACGCAGGCGTTTCGCCGACGTTTTTGAATTCGAGGTTGGAAGCGTTGCCGGCGGCAAATTCGCCGCGCGCGAAAAGCACATACGCGCGCAGCTGATTCTGCGATGAGCGCTGCGCTTCCGCCAGCTGCAGATAGATGAAGATGGCGCCCAGCATCGCCCCGCAGGCCGCCGCCGCTTCGACGAGTTTTCCCTGGGTTACGTACTTTTTCCAGAGCATCTGACCGCGACATTCTACGGGAGAATGCACGACAGCCGCGAATGCGGCGGCCCCGAACCAAGCTCCGATCATTAGGGCAGCGACAAGGCCGTTTTCCATTCTGACTCCTCCCGTGGAGCGCCGGCGCATCTGTGCGCCCCCAAGCTCCTTATCCGTCTCAATCTAACTTCTTTTGGTGAGGTTTCGCTATGACCCTTGCAATCTCTGAAGCGCTGCTGCGCCGGATGTGGCCGCATGGCGACGCCAAGGTGCCCGGGCTGGTCGCCGGTATCGCGGAGTCGTCGGCTGCCGTGTTTGCGAAGAACGGCATCGTCACGCCGCTGCAGGTCGCACACATCATGGCGCAGATGAGCCATGAGTGCGGCGCCGGCACCGAGGTGGTCGAGAACCTCAATTACCGCGCCGAGCAGCTGACAAAACAGTGGCCGTCGCATTTCACGGCGGCGCAGGCGCTGCGGATGGCGCACAATCCGCAGCTCATCGCCGACCAGGCCTATAACGGCCGCATGGGCAACCGCGTTGGCTCCGACGACGGCTGGAAATTCCGCGGTCGCGGCGGTCCGCAGACCACGGGCGAGCAAGGCTATGCCAAACTCGCGGCGAAAACTGGCCTCGATCTGCTCGGCAATCCAGATCTGGAAAACGATCCCGGCAATTTCCTTGAATGCATGGTGGCGGATTTCATCATTTGCGGCTGCCTGCCGTTCTGTTCGCCGAAACCAGGCCTCCCGCTTGGCGATATCCATGCGGTGACCCAGCATCTCAATGGAGGCCAGATCGGCGCAGCGCAGCGCATCCAGTGGTTCAGCCGCTGGTGGCCGGCGCTGAAGGGGATGGACGCCGCGCGTCCGGCGCCTTCACCGGCCGCCGATCCCGCTGTGCAGGCGCAGGACGCCGCTGACGATGCCGCTGGCGATGCGCCAAACGTTCCGGAGGACGATGGCGTGCTGCGCTACGGCTGCAGCGGCTTTGAGGTCAAGGCGTTGCAGGAGAAGCTGGTTTCGCTCGGCTATATGGTCGGCGCGATCGACGGCGAATTCGTCGGCGGTACCCGCGCCGCGGTGCTGGCGATGCAGGCGGACAACGGGATCCCGACCACGGGCGAGGTCGATGCCGCGACCAAGGCTGTGCTGAAGACCGCGCCACCGAAACCGATCTCGGAAAAACGCGCGACCGCGACCGTCGGCGATTTGCGTAACGGCGGTTCCGACACCGTGCAGGCCGCCGATCATCTGACCTGGTGGGGCAAGATCGCGGCCACGCTCGGCATTGGCGGCGGCACGGCGCAAAAAACCGGGCTGCTCGATACTGTCAAGGATTCGACCGACCAGATCTCGACCTTCCGCGGTGTTGTCGAATCCGTGCAGGACGTCGGGCAATGGGCACTATCCTATTGGTGGGTGTTTGCGATTGTCGGCGGCTTTTTCGCGGCGAAGTTCGGCGGCGACATCATCAAGCGGCGGCTGGAGGATCACCGTTCCGCGGTGAACATGAAACAATGAAAGCACTCAGCTGGATTCTCGGAGTCGTCAGCGTGCTCGGCGTCGCCGGCGCCATCGCGGCGATCGTGCTGGTGCCGGCGGTCGCCATGCCGATCCTGCAAAACATCGTTGCGCGGATCCTGTCCTGCCGGCCGTGCCTCTATGCCGTCGCCATCATCGCGGCGTGCATAACGTCATGGTGGTTCGGCCATCACCAGGCCGTGCTCGATTGCCGCGCCGGGGAACTCGCAGCCGAACTGCGCAACAAGCAGGCCGATCTCGACAACGCCAGAAAATCCGCGGCCGACGAAGCCGCCCGTGCCACCACCATTGAGGCTTCAGCCAATGATCAACGCTCAAAAGATGCTGCCTATATTGCGACGCTTGAGGCTCGCCCTGCCTGTGCTCTTGATGAGTCCGATCTTGGCGGGGTGCCTGGGCGACGAAAATCCCGGCCCGGCTTCACGAAGCCTGCCGCCGGCGCCCGGTAGGCTGATGCATCCCGTGCCGGTGCCGGCGCTCTACAAGGGCCAGGATGCCCGCGCCGCGTTGCGGCTCACGGGGACGGCGCTGATCGAGGCCAATGCGCGCCTGTCGGCTTCCGCCGGCTGGTACGAGAGCGTGCGCAAAACCTACGGCGGGAAATAGGCAATGCAGGAGCATGACGTTCGCGAAGTGGTTGCCGAAGTTCTCGCCGAGCAGCAGCGGCTGCATAACAAGGATATCGATACCGTCGTTCTAAAGACCATCGCGACGATCCTGACCTCGTTCGGCATCGAGGAAGACGACCGCAAGGAGTTGCAGGCCGATTTCCGGCACCTGCGGAAATGGCGCAGGAGCGTCGAACAGGTCGAGCGCGTCGGCTGGGGCACCGTCATCTCGGTTATCGCGACAGGTGTTTGCGCCACGCTCTGGCTCGGCTTCAAGACGATGCTCGGCAAATAACGAACTTTCATTCATCATCAAGAGGATTGATTTATGTTGCGATTGTTTTTCGCGGCGCTGGCGCTTGCCTGCCTCGTCTCCTCCGCGCATGCCGAAACCTGCATCGCCTCGCAATACGGCGTTGGCGACGGCTATCACGGCAAACGCGCGGCCAATGGGTCGCGGTTCAACACCTATGCGACCAGCCCTTACACCGTAGCGCACAAGACCCGCGCGTTCGGCTCATCGGTCACGGTAACCAATCTGGCCAACGGTCGATCGATCCATGCCATTGTCACCGATCGCGGCCCGTTCGTGCGCGGCCGTTGCATCGATCTCGGCCGGGCCGGCGCCAACGCGCTGGGCATGGGCGGCACGGCCCGGGTGTCGGTCGAGTGACCGGCCGCGCCGCTGACATCCTGACCAGCGCCGCGGCGTTTCACGGCGAGCTGCATCGCATGTTGCTGGCCTGCGGAATCGTGCTGCTGGTGCTGTTCGTGGTCTGGGCGCTGGAAGAATGGCGGATCGCGAAATCGGCCGCCGCGTTGTCCTGGCTCGGCTTCATCTGTCTCGGCCTGGTCGGCTGCGGGGCGGTACTCCTGATCGCTATCGGGCTTTTGTTTTTCACCAACTAACGAGGTCATCTCATGAGCAAGCCACTCGTCATCATGGTCGGCGCCGACAAGGGCGGCGTCGGCAAGACCACCGTCAGCCGCGCACTGGATGTCTACCTCGGGGAGCGCCAGGCGGTCCGCAAGATCTTCGACGGCGAATGGCCGAACGGCGATCTGCGGCAGTTCGCTGAAGCCAGCGTCGTCGATATGCAATCGCTCGACGATCAGATGCGGGTGTTCGATCGGCTGAGTGGCGTGACGCTGATCGACATCAAGGCCGGCTTCTTCACCGAGGTGCTGGATTCGCTTGGTCGCACCGGGCTGCTCGATGATGTCCGCGACGGAAAGTTCAATCTGGCGCTGCTGCATGTGCTGGGACCGTCTGCGGCGAGCCTCTCCGAGATCTCTGCGATCGCTGCGAAGCTTGGACCTGGCGCGGTCCATCTGCTGGTCAAGAACTACATCAACGAATCCGGCTTCAAGGAATGGGAAGCCGACCCGCGCTTTTCCGATGCGTTGAACAGCCTAACCCGGCTGATCAACATCCCGCATCTGGAGGCCCGGGCCTGTACCGAGGTGCAGCGGCTCGGCATGGCATTCAGTGCCTTCATCGCGGATCCCGCGCAGTCTCGCGTGCTGTCGGGCTACGTGAGGTCTTGGCTGCGGGACGCGTTCACGGCCTTCTCCGATGCCGGCATTGGCGGGCTAGTCGACCAGAGCAAGGCGCTCGGCCAATGAGCGCTGCCAATGTCAAATTCTCATCTTTCGACGATCTTGAGGCGGCTCCAGGTCAGGAGCAAACCTTCAGCTTCGATTGTCCGAAGCACAACCGGCGCTGCTGGGGCCTTTGCATCCACGGCCGCACCGATCTGAAGCACGATCCGCAGGGTAAGAACGGCGGCGTTGCTCACTGGCATTGGGATGGCAATCGTGAGGCGCCGACGTTTACACCGTCGATTGACCACGGCGGCTGCTGGCACGGCTATATCGAAAACGGCCGTTGTGTCGATACCTCGAAACAAGACGAGCCGGACATCCGATCCTAA